GAACGCCGGCTGGGACGAGGACCTGCTGAGGGTCGAGCTGGAGCGGCTGCGCGAGGCCGAGTTCGATCTCGACCTTACCGGCTTCGACCTCGACGAGATCGAGCGCTTGTTCGAGGGAGCGGACGACGGCCTCGCCGGCAACATCGACGACGACGAGGCACCCGAGACGCCGGAGAGCCCGCTCACCAAGCCCGGCGATCTCTGGCTGCTGGGTGGCCATCGGCTGCTCTGCGGCGACGCCACCGTCGCCGCCGATATCGAGCGGGTGCTCGACGGCGGGCTCGCGGACCTGTGCTTCACCGATCCGCCCTACAACGTCGACTACGGCAACAGCGCCAAGGACCGCATGCGGGGCAGGAAGCGCAAGATCCGCAACGACAATCTGGGCGCCGACTTCGAGCGCTTTCTCGGCGCGGCCTGCGCCAACATCCTCGCCGTCACCAAGGGCGCCGCGTATGTCTGCATGTCGTCCTCGGAGCTCGCCACCCTGCAGCGCGCCTTCCGCGAGGCCGGCGGGCACTGGTCGACGTTTGTGATCTGGGCCAAGAACACCTTCACCCTGGGCCGCTCCGACTACCAGCGTCAGTACGAGCCGATCCTCTACGGCTGGAAGGAGGGCGCCGACCACTACTGGTGCGGGGCCCGCGACCAGGGCGACGTCTGGTTCGTCGACAAGCCCGCGCGCAACGAGCTGCATCCGACCATGAAGCCGGTGGCGCTCATCGAGCGGGCGCTGCGCAACTCGTCCAAGAGCCGCGACCTGGTGCTCGATCCCTTCGCCGGCTCGGGCTCGACGCTGATCGCTTGTGAGAAGACGGGCCGCAGCGCACGGCTGGTGGAGCTCGATCCCGGCTATTGCGACGTCATCGTGAAGCGCTGGCAGGACTGGACGGGCAGGACTGCGGCGCTCAACGGCGACGGCAGGCCGTTCGACGAGATCATCGACGGCGCGGAGCGGGAAGCGGCATGAAGCTGTCGCAAACCATGTCGCTCGCCGAGGCGGTGACCAACGTGGTCGTGGGCTACGGCGCCGCCGTGCTGGCCCAGCTGGCGGTGTGCCCGCTGTTCGGGATCGCCGTGGCGTTCGGCGATCATCTGTTGATCGGCGCGGCCTTCACGGCGTTGTGCGGAGCTCCGCATAAACGGTGGTCTCGATCGCCCGAGCGTTCGCGCTCAGGCGGCTGTTCGAGGCGATCCGCGTGCGCGGCGCCCGAACATGACACCGCCGCCCCGTGAAGGAGCGGCGGCGTCGGTGTCGCGGCCGGCCTCAGTTGTTTGGCCGGCCGGCGTGAGCGTGGAGCGCCCGCAGGATCGCATCGTCGTCGGTCTCGCCCGGCAGGCGATGCGACTGGAGGCGCTCGTAGGTGTCGTCGGCGAGATCGATGAGCCAATCGCCGTCGGGCAGCCGCCGGCCGGTCCGACGGAACTCGAGGATCGCCGCGTCGGCAATCGCGCGATTGGTCGCGTCGCTGATTTTGACGGTCTTCACGACGAGGTTCCCGTCACCCGGGGATGCGGTAGACGCGCGCGCCGCCCTCGACCTTCTCCGACGTGACGGCGAGGCCGAGCTTCTTCTTGAGCGCGCCGGCGAAGAAGCCGCGCACGGTGTGACGTTGCCAGCCGGTGGCGCCGGGGCCGATGCTCAGCGTCCAGCCGACCGTGGAACTGGCGAAACGCAACTCCCGCCAGCGCATCGATCCGCTGATCGAGGAGAGCTCGGAGCTTCGGGAGCGGGTTCGTCCGGCCCGCTCGCGCGATGCCGGCAACACCATGCTGTCGAAGGAGTTCACCGGCGGCATCCTGATCATGACCGGGGCCAACTCGGCCGTCGGGCTGCGCTCCATTCCGGCCCGCTACATCTTGCTCGACGAGGTCGACGCCTATCCGGCGTCCGCCGACGAGGAAGGCGATCCGGTAACGCTGGCGGAGGCCCGCTCGCTCACCTTCGCCCATCGGCGCAAGGTGCTGTTGATCTCGACGCCGACGGTGAAGGGGTTCTCGCGCATCGAGCGCGAATACGAGGCCTCGGACCGGCGGCGCTACTTCGTGCCCTGTCTCGAATGCGGGCACAGGCAGTGGCTCCGGTTCGAGCGCCTCCGCTGGGAGAAAGGAAAACCTGAGACCGCGCGCTATCACTGCGAGGCCTGCGATGCGGGAATCGCCGAGCATCACAAGACGGCGATGCTGGCGGCGGGCGAGTGGAAGGCGACGGCGCAAGCCGACGATCCGACCACCATCGGGTTTCATCTCTCGGCGCTCTACTCGCCGGTGGGCTGGTTGTCGTGGGAGGCAATCGCGCGGTCCTGGGAGGCCGCACAGGGGTCCGACGAGGCGATACGCGCCTTCAAGAACACGATCCTCGGCGAGACCTGGGTGGAGACCGGCGAGGCGCCGGATTGGCAGCTGCTCTACGACCGCCGCGAGCGCTGGGCGCCGGGCACGGTGCCCCGTGGCGGGCTGTTCCTCACCGCCGGGGCCGACGTGCAGAAGGACCGGATCGAGGCCGACGTCTGGGCCTGGGGCCAGGGCCTCGAGAGCTGGCTCGTCGAGCACCTGGTGATCGCGGGCGGACCGGAGCGGGCCGAGACCTGGGCGGCGCTCGACGACCTCCTGATGCGGACCTGGCGGCACGCGTCGGGCGCCCGGCTGGCGTTGGCGAAGCTCGCCATCGATGCCGGTTACGAGCCGACCGCCGTCTATGGCTGGGCGCGCCAGGTCGGCATCGCCCAGGTGGCGCCGGTCAAGGGCGCCGAGGGCTTCAACCGCGCGAGCCCGGTCTCCGGCCCGACCTATGTGGATGCGTCCGACGGCGGCAAGCGGCTGCGCCGGGGCGCCCGGCTCTGGACCGTGGCGGTCTCGACCTTCAAGGCCGAGACCTACCGGTTCCTGAGATTGGAGCGGCCCACGCAAGAAGAGCGAGAATCGGGCGAAGAGTATCCGCCCGGTAGCGTTCATCTGCCCCATTGGGTCGAGGACGAGTGGCTCAAATAATTCGTCGCCGAGCAGCTGGTGACGGTGAGGACGCGCCGCGGCTTCGCCCGGCTCGAATGGCAGAAGATGCGGGAACGCAACGAAGCGCTCGACTGCCGGGTCTATGCCCGGGCCGCGGCCTGGATCGCCGGCGCCGACCGCTGGGGCGAGGCCAAGTGGGCCGACCTCGAGGCGCAGGCGGGTGCCGCCACCGCCGGCGTCGTCAACCGGCCGCCGCCGGCGCCCACCGGCAAGCGGCGGCGCTCGGAGTGGCTAGGGAACCGAGGAGGGTGGCTGACATGACCGACTGGACCGAGACCGAGCTCGCGGCGCTGAGGCGGGCCTATGCGAGCGGCACGCTGCGCGTGAGCTATGACGGCAAGTCCGTCGAGTACGGCTCGGCCGCCGATCTCCTCGCCCGCATCCGCACCATCGAGACCGCGATCCGGGGCGCAAGCCGGCCGGCGCCCAAAGCGGGTTATGCCGGGTTCGACCGGGGCGACCGCTGATGCGCGCGGCCTGGTTCGACCGCGCCGTCGCCTGGGTCGCGCCGCGTACGGCGGCACGGCGGATGCTTTCGCGCCAGGCCTTCGAGAGCGCGGCAAGAGGAAGACGCACCGAGGGCTGGCGGGCGGCGGCGAGCTCCTGCGCGACCGCATGCGCGATCTGGTGCGCAACAACCCGCACGCCGCCAAGGCGGTCGCGGTGCTGGTCAACAACATCGTCGGCGCCGGCATCATGCCGCGCGCCGCGACCGGCGACGACACGCTCGATGCCACCGTCAACGAGCTCTGGGAGGCCTGGATCGGCCAATGCGATGCCGACGGCCAGCTCGATTTCCATGGCCTGCAGACTTTGGTCTGCCGCGAGATGATCGAGGCCGGCGAGGTGCTGGTGCGCCGGAGGCCGCGGCGGGCGAGCGACGGTCTCGCGGTGCCGCTGCAGCTCCAGGTGCTCGAAGCCGATTTTCTGGATGCGGCCAAGACCGGCGCGGCGGGGTCCGGCCGCATCGTCCAGGGCATCGAGTTCGATGCGCTCGGCAGGCGCCGCGCCTATTGGCTCCACGACAGCCATCCCGGCGATGCGTTCGGGGCGCTCAATACCGGACGGAACCGCTTTCGCAGTCGCTCCGTACCGGCGGCCGAGATCGCCCACGTCTACGAGAAGAGCCGCACCCAGGCGCGCGGCGTGCCCTGGGGCTCAGCCGTCATCCGCGCGCTTCGCGATCTCGACGACTACGAGGTGGCCGAGATCGTGAGGAAGAAGACGGAAGCCTGCGTCACCGCCATCGTGCTTGGGGCCGACGAGGCCGAGCAGGGGATCGCGCCGACGGTGGTGGACGCCGATGGCAACCACGTCGAGCAGTTCGAGCCCGGTCTCATCGCCTATGCCCGGGGCGGCAAGGAGATCCGCTTCAACCAGCCGGCGGCGACCGGCGGCTATGCCGAGTACAAGCGGGCGAGCCTGCACACCATCGCGCCGGCTTCCGGGTGCCCTACGAGCTGCTGACCGGGGACCTCTCCCAGGTCAATTACTCTTCGATCCGCGCCGGCCTGGTCGAGTTCCGCCGCATGATCGATGCCGTCCAGTGGCAGCTCTTTGTCCCGATGTTCTGCGCGCCGGTCTGGCGCTGGTTCGCGCAAGCCGCCTGGGCGGCGGGGCGCATTCCCGAACCCATGGTTCGCGTTGAATGGTCGCCGCCCGAGTTCGAGGCGGTGGACCCGCAGAAATGGGATGGACGCCTCCCACCCCTGATGTTCTCGGGCTTGGGGGATTAGTTGGACCCTCACGGGCCGACGGCATCAAAGTGCCCAGGTGGAAGAGTGAACTCTTCACAGGCAAACCGGAGGGTCCGAGATGGAGACTAGCAGAACGGTGGTCGGCGTGGATACGGCGAAACGGGTGTTTCAACTGCACTGGGTCGACATGGAGACGGGCGAGATCGTGGACTTGCGGCTGACG